AAACACAAGAAGAATATCAACAATTATTAGACAAGAAATACAATGGTAACATTCAATGTATTGGTGACTACATAAATATGTCAACGAAGACTTTGCATTTTTGTAGAAAACATAAGCATGAATATAGTTCAAAACCAAACGATATATTAAATTCAAGAACAGGTTGTCCTTTGTGTGGCAAAGAATTACAAAAAAGTAAAGCGGAAAAAACTAGGTCATATACAGATGAAGAATATAAGAAAGCTTTATTTGAAAAATATCATGGTAATATTGAAAATTTAGAACCTTATCAATCAAGAAGCACTTCAATATTACATATATGTCATAGACACAACTATGAATATACTTCAACTCCTAAATCAGTATTGGGTGCAAAATATGGTTGTAAATATTGTATGGATGAACATCGTAGTGAAATGTTCTCATTTTCACTCGAAAAGGTAAATCAAAAAATACATGATTTGGTTGGTGATGAATATGAGATAGTTGGTAATTATGAAAATACTAATACAAAAACTACGTTCAAACATAATGCACAAAATGGTGAAGTACACTATTTCGATATAATTCCACGTTCGTTCTTTGATAAAGGTGCTAGGTGTTATTGTGAAAAAGGATTAAATAGACTAATCGTAGGTATTAATGATATTGCAACAGTACGTCCCGATTTAGTTGACTTGTTATATGACAAGGAAGACGCTTACAAATATACTGCTACAAGCAAGAAAAAGATAAAATGGGTTTGTCCTGATTGTGGAGAGATTATTTATGCTGCTGTAACTGATGTTAATTATAATAGATTGGTATGTCCAAGATGTTCTGATGGTATTAGTTATCCAAACAAATTTATGTTTAATTCGTTGTTGCAAATTGAAAATGAGTTAGATTTCTTGGATAGAGAATATTCGCCAGATTGGTGCAAATATGATTACAATGGCACTATTAGACAAGGTAAATATGATATATATTTTGAAATTAATGGCAAGTGTTACGTGGTAGAGAACGATGGATGCGTCGGTCACGGAAACGCAATTATAAATAAAAAATACAATAAAGAAGATACTTTAATGTTTGATTCCATTAAAGATAAACTTGCTTTAGAACATGGTATTGAAGTTATTAGGATAGATTGTAATTATGCTTATAATGATGATAGATACGAATATATCCTTAACAATATTATGAATTCAAGACTAAAGGATATTATAGACTTAAATAAAATTGATTTTGGTTTAAGTAACAAACAGTCTCTTTCTTCATTGATTGTTAAGGCAAGTGAACTTTGGAATCAAGGATTTACTGCTGGTTATATTAAGAAAGAACTTAGAATATGTGAAAGTACAGTGTCTTCTTACTTAAAGACTGCTAGTAAAATCGGCTTATGTAATGATTATACGCCTAAAAAGTCATTAGAAAGATCAAGATGTAAAAAGGTTTATTGTACCACTACTAATAGATTGTTTGATAGTGTAACACAAGCTGCCGATGAATATGGTACTAATAGAGACGGTATCAATAAAACTTGCAAAGGTATAAATCGCTATAGTGGTATTTATGAAGGTCAAGAACTTCATTGGATATCTTATGATGATTATTTAAAAAGCATCTCTTCTTCGGAAGAAGGTGCTTTTTTATTGGATAGAAAAGGAGGTGTGGCTTAATGCCAAAAAATAAAACTACTGGCACTAAGCCAGTATCAGAGCATAAAATCTGTCCTGTATGTAAAAAAAGTAAATCAATCAAAACTGGATTTTATAAATCATCTAGCCCACTTTTTGCATTAGATGGTTGTGTACCAATCTGTATTGATTGTGTAAAAAAAGAAGTCGTTAACGAAGATGGTACTGTTAATGAAAATAAGTTAAAAACAATGTGTCAGCGATTGGATAAACCTTTCTATACTGACGAGCTTGATTCAGCATTTTTGCAAGTAAAATCCGAGCATGGTTATTTATCAGATGATGAAGTTGCCAAGCAAGGTAATAAAATTGTAGGCTTCTTTTTCAAGAATATTAATACATTAAGGCAGAATAAAGACAAAAGTTTTGCTGACTCTGAAAGGGATGGATTTTCTCACAAAACTTATAACGTAAATGCCAGAGAAAAGAAAGAACGTATAGCAAATAGATATGGTGATGTTATCGAGAATACAAATAGTTCATCTATCACCACTTCTACTCCACAAACTAAAAAGGTTGAAGAAGAACTTGTATATAGCGAATTTTGGATGGGTGAATATACTCAAAAAGATATTGATTTATTGGATAAATATTATGCAGGTCTTAACAGAGACTATAAGATTGTAACAGAAAACCATAGAGACTATGCTAAGAAAATTGCAAAGGCAAGTCTTATGATGGATAAAGCATATGAAGATATGTTAAAAGGTGTTACTGGTGCAGATAAAATGTATTCAAGTGCAAAAGATATCTTTGACTCTCTTTCAAAATCTGCAAAGTTTTCAGAAGATAAACGTAGTATAAATGATGTTGGTATAAGTAGCTTTTCTAAAATCACGAGTATTGTTGAAAATCATAATTGGATTCCACAACACGTACCAAAAGAAAAGGATATGTATGACGAAATGCTTGAAGCATTAAGCGTCATCAATAAATCGGTGTAGTGTATGGGAAATAATAATGAACAGTATCTTGAATACTTAGAAGATTATAGAAATCGTGAAAATATAGAAAGCACTTATAGTAATGACCCATTAAAAGAAGAAAGTATAGATTTTGAAGTATGGACTGAGTTCATTTCTTACTACAGATATTACATAGATGAGTTTGCATGTGATATTCTCGGATTAAGGCTTTTCCCATTCCAACGTCTGATACTTAGGGCAATGGCTCGTTATCAGAACTCGATGTTAATTGCTTGTCGAGGCTTAGGTAAGAGTTATATTGTAGCAGTCTTCTATATCTGCGTTGCGATACTTTATCCGAATATTAAACTTGGGATTGCATCAGGTAATTCTCAACAGGCACGTAACGTGATCATTCAGAAAATTAAGGGTGAATTATCTAAAAATGAATCAATTGCAAGAGAAATAAAATTCCCAATAAGAACCAGTGATGGAGATTGTGTTGTTGAGTTTAAAAACGGTTCTGAAATTCGAGCAATTACTCTGGCGCAGGATCGTGGAGGAGACTCCGCTCGAAGTTGGAGATTCTCATACATCCTCATTGATGAAGCAAGACTTGTTAAAGATGAAATTATTGAAGAAATTTTAATACCTATGACAAAGACTAAACGACAAAATGCTATTCGTTGGAATCAGTCAGAGAAAGGTAAAGTTATCTTCATTTCTTCGGCTTACTTAAAGACAAGTTCTTTATATAAACGTTTCAAATTTCACTATGAAGAAATGTTAAAGGGAAATAAAGATTATATGGCTATTTGTTTCCCGTATCAAGTTGGTGTACAAGCAGGTCTATTTGACCAGGAAGATATTGAAAAGGAATTAGAAAAACCACAAATGACAAAGGATAAGTTTGCCTATGAGTTTGAGGGTCGATTTGTAGGCTCTAGTGGAGAAAGTTATTATCCATATGAATTAACAAATCCTTGTCGTGTATTAGAAAGATGCGAGTTTCAACAACCTAAGAAGTCTAATTCTATTTATGTTATTACACATGACGTTGCGGTATCCACTGAAAAGAACTCGGATAATGCTTGTACTCATGTAATTAAACTTAAATTAAAACCAAATGGCACTTATACAAAACAAGTAGTGTTTACAAAAACAGTAAATGGACTTTCCTTAAATAAACAAAGAGATTTTCTTAGAGAATTAATTCACATAAAGTTCCCTAATACAGTTAAGTTGCTTATAGACGCTCAAGGTGCTGGTGCTGGTCTACCTTCTATGTTCTATGAGTCTTGGGAATATACCGACCCTAAAACTGGTGTTGTTACAGAATATCCACCTATTATTTCAGATGATGAAAAGAGTGTTGATATATTAGATAATGCCATTCCTCTTATTCGTGGTGTTCATGGTATGAACAATTTTGTAAACCTCTACTATCCTTATATGAAAGGT